AATTATTCAACGTAAAACACCAACGTTTAGCTAAACTCTCACGAACTCGACTGTCTACTCTGCGAACGGGAGGCATCTCTTATACGTGGGATGTGTGGGATGTGGGATGGGGCTTGACGGGTAATACTGACCGTCAAGCCATCCCAGTCTTGTACTACAAGTTTCCTCATATCACGGGGGAACCTCCGGTTCCCCGGTCTGCGACGCCATGATAATGCATCCCAACGGACCCCAGTCGTCTGGGCTACAGTCCGAAATGGCGCCGGCCCTGCGGCCGGAACGCCATTTGGGTATTTTTATAATATTATATTTCCTTTACTCGCGTGATTTCACTTAGATCACGGATTACACTGTTACTCTATCACCTGTAAATGACAAATTCCAACTGCTAATAATAAGCAGTGGCAGCACAGCTGCAGTTGTCATATTTTGAATTGTATAACACCAGAAGTCACGGTTACGATTAAAGATGTGTTGATCTTGATCTATTTTCTGACTTCTGATGGGAACAGTACGCTCAAATGATTCGCCTGGTTTTAACATCGTACTCTGCATTCCCCAGAATTTATAAAACTTCCAAACATCATTATTTGGATCACCTGACACCAAAGATGGATCAGGAAGACTTGGATCCCAAGTCAATGAAACATCAAAAGGATTGGCAACAGGATTTCCATTATCCGTTGTTCTAACCATCCATGTTTCAACTTTAAAAGCTACACCAGAAGCAGCAGGATTCGTGAATTGTAAAGTAGTCTGTCCACCACGAATAAACAAATCTCCACCACCAAAAGATGTAGTAGCAGAAACACCATCTAAATCAACAAGTCCACCAGCAACTTGATAAAATCTAGCAGCACCAGCATCAGTTACTCTAGCAACAAAATGAACACGCTTAAAAGGTGTTACACCAGCAGAGTTACTGTTCACAGCAGCCAATAACAAAGCGTTATTTGACCTATACTTCTGAGTCGCACTAGAAGCGTCCCACAATTGTTTCTTCCATTTACGAGCATTGAATCGAGGTTTCTTCTTAAAATTCCAACCACCACGATTTATATCAGACGTCGCTTGATAACGATCTTGCAAACCCGCACGGGCCGCAGTTCGTTTACCATACGGTCTTCTACGGAGGGTAGTCCTACGATAAGGACGGGACCGACGAGACCTTCGAGACATCTTACGCATAGCCATTTTGAAAGACATTTTTATTCAACAACTTCCGTATTTATAGGGAAGTAAGAAAGTACATGTGTAACATGAACACGACGTAAGAGCGCGTCGATTTGGTCATGAACGGATCCATCAGGATTAACAAAACATTCCCGAGGATGAAAATTCGAAGTAACGATAAAGCGCTCCGCAAAAAGCGGTACAACATCACCTTTCGTCTCCACATAACATTTGTACCTATCAAACCACCGTAGTAGATGATTAATACCTATTCCTAATTTACCAAAATCATCAATTATAACTTCTGACTCCAACATGTATCCTGTCCACCACTTTGTGAGTGGGTCCTTAATGAAGGCTCCTGGGAGCCGTTCATGAGCCATCCTAGACTTTCCAACTCCTGGTACTCCATAATACCAGTCACATCGAACGGCAGGTCGTTCTCTGGGTTTTGCGGCGGCAAGGCTGTTGCGGAGCAAAGTGTGTCGAGAAAATCCGTATGCTCCGGGGTTAGCTTCTCCGAACAACTCAAGAAGTTGTCTTCCGCCCTTGAATGCTTCGTTCCACTCGACTGCGAGCTCGTCTCTCGATTTGTGTCCATTCGCTTTCGGGCACACACCGCTTTCGACAAAATCGCCTTCTTTCGAGCAATACTCTCTGTTAACAGCAGGTGCTCCTCTTGCCACCTCGAGATGCGCCCTAGGTGAGAGTTTATTTTTGAGCTGAGACAATCTATACTGGCTCTTGAGGATGCAATATCCTTGTAAATGCGGAGTGCCGTTCTCTCCTCTCTCGCGACCGACGCAACTATAAGACGCATCTGCCTGGAGGAAAGCGATGATGGATCCATACTCTAAGTCTGTATAATTATTCAACGTAAAACACCAACGTTTAGCTAAACTCTCACGAACTCGACTGTCTACTCTGCGAACGGGAGGCATCTCTTATACGTGGGATGTGTGGGATGTGGGATGGGGCTTGACGGG